TTTGTCGTTTTTGTAATTTTTGAAATCGCCATGATGTTATAATTTTTATTTTATCAATCCTTTTTCCTTCAACTTTGCAATCCGCTTTTGTTGAATTTCTAAATCTCTTTTTATCTTTTGATGAATCAAATTTTTGTCCGTTTTCCGGTGCCGTTTGTCGGAAGATAATTCAAATAATGAAGAAGGTTTTTTGATCCGTTTCTTTGTGTCGTGCGGTTTTACCGTGAAGAAGGAAACCATCCGTGTGCGTTCCCATTCCGCCAATTGTCTTTGTTCTTCCAACCTAAAAAATGAATTGACAATTTCCAAAACTTCATGCAAATAGCAATAATAAAATTCATGAACCGCCATTCCAACTTGACCGCAACAAATACCAAAAAGTTTTGCAACGGTTAATTCTTCCCCTTTTTTACCGTCTTCAATTGCTTTTTTTCCGTTTGATCCATTTTGTTTACGGCTTGCGTAAATGATTCCGTAAAAATGCCTAATGTTTCAAAATCCATCATTTCCATGTCTTCCCGTTCAAAGGGCAAATCCTTTTTTGTGATTTCGTGACCTACCGCCAACGCATGAAAAAAATATGGAATCAAATCATTTCCCGCACCCAAATCACCGTTTTGCATAACTGAAAATATTTCATTGATGCTTTTCCCGGTTTCCAATGATCCCAACCTTAATGCCTTCATGTTGAACGCAATTGGCAATTTCACTTTGTTAATTTCAATATAATCAACTTTTCCAAAAATCATTTTTTACTATTTTATAATCAATAAATAAATAATTAATAAAAGGCGGCAACCATCACAATTGCCGCCGGTTCAAACTTATAAAAATGAAAATACAAATGTTTAGACTATTACTGTCCATGTCGGTTCACCAGAAATCAAAAATTCACCAGAAAACGATACAATTTCATTATCTGAAATTGACAATTCTAATGATGTAATGTTGCCCGTTCCGGCAAACTCTGAATCACCAGCGTTTTCGTTTGAAATCAAAATTGAAACGGCTGTGCCAGTTTTCATATCATCAAAAAATTGTGTGAATCCTTCCGTTGTATCAAAACGGTGCAACCCATCAAATGAAACCGTTGCCCCCATTCTTCCCATGATGTTTTCACGGAATTTTCCAGTTGATTGATTTGATGTGTCTAATGTGTCCGCATCGGTGGAAACGGAAATTGAAGTCAAATAACCAACTTCAACGGAATCAACAAAAAGTTTTAGATCCGTTCCGTTTAAATAATTTGTTGTTTGTGCCATGACCTATTATTATTTTTAATTGTGTTATGAATTATCTTCCTCTAATCTTGCCGTGAAGGTTTTCAAATCTTCAACGGAAGATGGTAATATTTTTTTCAATTTAGCGGATTCCATGCCGGTGATTGTTGCAATTTCCGATTCAATCAATTCTTCCGCCACCTTGTAATGGATGCCCGCAACGGTTCCGGATTTGATAGTTTTCCCGCTTATTGGATTCTTCCAATCTTTTAGAAATGTAATATCCATTTTGTTATTGTTTAAATATACATTTGAACGGAAAAATCTAATGCACACATGAACACTTCATTTTGTTCATCATAACCTAAATCGTTCCGGTCTTCAAATCTGATGTTTTTATAATTGTAATTATTGCCGGCAATTGATATTGTTCCGCTTTTTGCGTTCAACGCATGAATCACCACATCCGCCAAATTTTGAACATTATCATAAGATCTTCCAAAGACACTGATTTGCACCAATGCAAAATCCGTGTTGATGTCCATCGTTTGCGTTCTCACCGGGTTGGTTTGAAAGATGGTATATGTCAACACCAATTCCAATGAAACGTTCTTTGGAACAACATTTGGAAAGATTTGCGTTGTCAATGCCGCAACGCTTGAATCATTCTTTAACAAATTATATATGACAACATCCGCCCGCATTTAAAATAATTTTGCAATTTCTTTTGATAAATATCTTTTTGCTCCCGCTTTCAATTTTGTTTTCACCGCCGCCCGGGATGCTTCCCGTGCTTTGTCAATAAACGGTTCCGGCGATTGATACACCGTTCCAAAGTTAACAAATTTATAATAAAAAGCCCGGTGCCGCCGTGTTACTTTTTTCACACCTTCCGCACTGAACACCTTTGATTTTTTAGAAACAACTGGGCCAACTAAAACCGTTTTCCCCTGTTTTGCTCCTTTGAAGATTTGAATTGATTTTTTCAAATTCCCCGGTTTTACCAATTTCATCTTCCCGCCATCGTCTTTAATATTGTGCGGTTTTTTTGAAATTGGTGCGGCATTTTTCATGGCTTCCCGTGCCGGAATTGCGGCGGATGATTTTATTTTTTCAAAATGTTTTGAATCCGCTGTTTTCCGCAACATATCAAATTTACGGAAGATAATTTCCAATTCTTTTTCAATTGGTAATTCCATTATTGATTGGATTTGAATTCACATTTTAACATCATCCATGTTTGCCATGCTTCTTTTGTCATTTCTTCCGCACTGATAATGTCCAAAATCTTGTTTCTATATTGAACCCGAAATGATGCCACATCAAACACCAAATCATCATCATAACGGATGATGAAATTCATTCTTTGCGTTTGTGTTGCAATGTCGTCTTTGTCCGTTTCCGTGCCGCTTTTGTTTTCCATCTTTGCCCAAACCGTTGAATGATTGTTCCAAACCGTTGTTTGTTCTCCGGTGCGTTCATTGATGGAAACCGTTCTTTTTTCAATTGCAATCCGGTGTTTTAATTCACCAATTTCCATGATTCAAATGTTTTGCCGTTAAAAATTCCGGATGAAATTTCCCCCTTTTTGAAATGAAGGTTGGATCATCTACAATTGCCGCAATCAATGGTTTTGCATCGTACATTTCCCGCCAATTGTCCATTGCCTTCAATATATCACCAACAACCAAATCTTTGTTTAAAACGATTAATTGCGGGTTTTGTGCTTCCATCGCATCAATCAATCCCATGTCATTGTTGACATATAAAACCCGTTCACAACCAAAGGATTCCACCCCCATTTGCATGAAGGTTTTCATCTTCTTCCAAAACGATTGATGAAAAAACAACATTTGATTCATTGTTATAACAAAATCAACGTTTTCCAAAGTTGATGCCGGGATGGATGAAATCCAACGCCCCGCAAATTTCACGGAATGTTCTTCCACTTCAAATCCTTGTTCTTCAAATTGTCGGATGATATGAATCAATTTTGCATAATCAATTTGAAATGTAATATTCAAAAATATTTTCATATCATTGACGCTTTATAAGGTTGCAATAAATGTTCTGATAATGATGGAAGGTTTTTCACCTTGTCTTCCCGGTTATTGTATAAATAACCAATTATTAAAAGAATGGCTTGTTTAATCGCTCCGGGAACATCCGCCGCCGTTGCTCCAAAACCTGTATTGTAACGCACCAAAACACCGTTTGCCCGGTCGGAATCATAGGTTGGAAACGTCACATTGGGCATCAAACAAATCCGGGTTTGTTTTCTGTAATTATCCACCAAATATTGTGAAGAATCCCACGTTTGCAAATCGCCATTTTCATCATAATATTTCACGTAATCAACGGAAGACACATTGCCAATCATCAAATAAAAACAATCATTTTTTTGAAACCCGCCTTTGGGGAATCTATCAAACACATCTTCCACAACCGTGTTGATGAATTTAATATTACAAAATTCTTCCGCACTTTGCCGGGCTGCTTCAATCAACACTTCAATCAAATTATCATCAACGTTGATGCCATCCATTTTTAGATGCAATTTGGCTTCCGCTAATGTAACCGGTTCAACCGTTGCGGCTGTAATAACTTTATGTGACTGCGGGATGAATATCATTTTGATGTTTTTTTACGTGTTGTTTTCTTTGTTGCTTTTACTGCTTTTTCAATCTTCACTTCTTCCACCGCTTCCGCAAATTGGCAATCCAACAAATGCTTTGCACGTTCATTTGTTACATTGTAAACCTTCCCCTTTTTATAAGATCCAAGCGGGCCAACAACGTTTTTTAAAATCTTTACTTTCATCATAACTTTTTAAAAATGTGCGGCGGCAAATCACCGCCGCTTATATAGCAAAAGAATAAAAAAAATAGCCGTTTTATGCTTGTACCAATTTCTTCAAAGGTGAACCCGCTGAAATCAAATCACCATCGATTCTTCTATATGCAATGTAACCAATATTCAGTTCATCGGCAAAACGTTGATCTAAACGTTTGATGTTTAAACCGCCAGCCGTTCGCACCATGTAACCAGAAAAATCACCAAAAAGAACGGTTGCGTTCCCCGTTGCGATTGAAGATTCCATATCTTGGTTGATTTTCACTTCTTTTCCAGAATGACATTGTTCCCGTTTGGTCAAAGTGATTGGATTGTAGTTTCCGCT